CCAGCGGGCCAACAATAGTTGTTACTACAGGAACAGATATTGTTATTCGAGCTAATACAACGGCAAACGTTTTTATTGCAAACTCAACGGCAGTAAGAGCTAATGCAGCGATGACAGTGGCTAATACGTTGAACGTAACTGGTCTAGCTACTTTACCTTCTGTAAACGTTGCAGCTATATCAGGAAATGCGGTGTTTTCAGCCAACGTAGTTGTTCCAACTATCAATGCTACTGCTTTTAACCTTGGAACACCAAGTATCGCTACTTCTGGACATAGCAGATTACCAAATGGTTTGTTATTACAATGGGGAACAGTTTCTGTAAATGCTACGACGGGAAGCATCACATTTCCTACAGCGTTTGCCGCTAATCCATACTCAGTTCAAGTAACATCTACTTCAGGCACTTCAGCAAACGCTGCAGGTGTTACAGCAGTTTCAACCACAACAGCAACAGTTAGATCTGCTAGTACAGCAGCAGCAAGCACTGCATACTGGATGGCAATAGGAGTTTAATATGTCAACTTTACAGGTCGCAAATCTTCATTTTGAATCAACAGGTAATAATAGAATCGAATATGCGGGGTCAAACGTTGTAAACATTATCGCTGGTGGTACTACCGTTCTTAGTGTGAATTCGATTACCACGGTTGCTAAAACCTCAGACTTTTTAGGTCAACAAACTATTTGGATGCCTGCGACTGCTATGACACCAACAACAACAAATGGTGCTACTTTCACTACAATTACTGTTGGTGATGTTCAGGTTAACGTTTTGGCGTTTGATCCTACTACAGGCGAAAATGCTTCTTTTGTAATTCAAATGCCAAAATCATGGAATGAAGGTACTATAATTTTTCAACCTGTTTGGGCTCATCCTGCAACAACAACAAACTTTGGTGTATTTTGGGGATTAAATGCGCGCGCATATTCTAATGATGATGCTCCAGCATCATTTTCTGCGGTTGTTTCTAGTGCAGATACAGGAGGAACAACAAACGATGTATACATTGGTCCTGAGTCTGGTAGTTTAACTATTGATGGAACTCCTGCTGCTGAAGATTTGGTTATATTTAAAGTGTTTAGATTGCCTTCAGACGCATCAGACACAATGGCTGTAGACGCATACCTTTACGGAATCAAAATACACTACACCGTTGATGCTGGAAAGGATGACTGATATATGTTGATGGTTAATCAATTGACAGGGTTTGTATCCCCAAGAAGAAATATAGGTCCTATTCAATTTGTAGGCGGTCAAGCTGCTGGTGTTCAGGCTTCTTTATCTACCTCCTCATTAACTCTTAGCTCAGGACTTACAGGTGGAACGAGAGCATTTGTAAGACCTGGTGATTTTATTATCGCAGCGCAGCTGGTTTCTGGAGATAACCCTAGCAGAGCAGCGGGAATAACAGATGGAACAACAAATTATACTCAAATAGTTTCACTTTCTTCTGACCGTGCTCTTTTGCTAGTAAGTTATAAATTTGCTACTTCAAATGATACGTCAACGATTTTTAAAGAAAGTCACAGTGTTGACGAAGGAAGTGCAACCTGTGTATATGTGTTTTCTGGCGTTGACACTTTCAATCCCTTTGATACTGCAACCACAACAGCATCTCAAACATCAGCCAGCCTTGCTAATCCACCATCAATAACTCCTGTTACTCCTGGCGCATACATAGTTTGTATTGGTGGCACAGCTCACCAATTAAGTGGAACAGATCTTTTTACTTCCTCTGACTTAACAGATTTTTTGACTGCAGGAAATGCTGAGTTATTATCGGATGCTACTATAGGCGTGGGTCATAAGCCGGATTGGGTTTCTGGTGCATTTAACGCTGCTGCATTTGGGTTTACGCCGCAAGGAAACAGCACCAATGATGATTGGCACGCTGTGTCCATTGCGCTTAGACCAGCTTAATAACTCAACACAACAAGTTGTTTACAAATATAGGTAAATTAAGATGAACGAATACGCGCTATTAATTGATAACGAGTTTAAAGAAATTCGTAACTATACGGAAACCCCAGTAGATATTCCACACAAAAAAGTTACTTGGTACGAGGTAGTTCGCGAGACAGGCGAGACAGCATTTACAGGTTTAGAAAACGGTAATTGGGTAATTCGCACAGCATTGCCTACATTATCCGAATTGAAGGCTCAAAAAATAGCAAAACTGGCGAATGTTCGCTGGCAAAAGGAAACGGGTGGAATGACATTCAATGGCATGCCTCTTTCGACAGATGTTGTCAGTCAAACCAAATATATTGGCGCCTTGGTTGGTGTGCAGATTGATCCTCTTACAACGCTAAATTGGAAACTTTCTGACGGTACATTCGTTACACTTGATGCTGCAGCTATCACAGCTGTGGCCATGGCTGTTCGTGCGCATATCCAAGCTTGTTTTGATAATGAAGCTACTATACGAGCTACAATCGAAATAGCTGACGATCAAGAAGAATTAGATCTTATCGACATTAATGTTGGATGGCCTACGTAATAAATACTAAAAACAGTGGATTGTAATTATGTCTCAACTACAAGTAACAAATTTCGAATCTAATACACTATCTGCTAACGTAATTACTGCAGGTCAAACCACAGTAAATTCTACAGGTATGTTTTTATCTAAAACCGAAAGTGATTACTCTGGTGCCATTAGTACTTCTGCTGTAATTGTAAGTGAGACAAACGAAAATTACACAATGTCTGCAGAGTTTAATAATTCTTCAGATTCATACGTCGCCGGTAATGCTACAATTACAAACTTTGATACGTATATTAGATTAACTGCTACTACTACCGATCCCACGCTCACAAGCCCTGCATTCAGTCATTTTGGAACTACTATTGGTAAAATAGTAATCAAGATAAGAAGAATAACAGGAAGTGGTTGGGATGGAAGCATATTTTATTCTACTGCAGGCCATGGATTTAGCGAAAGTTATAAATGGGACCCACCGCAACCGACATGGAACGGAACTGATTGGGCTTATATACAGTTAGATGCAAATCAGTTGTTTGCTGGTGGCGACGATTTTATAACGAATACTATAACACAAATCAGATTTGATTTCGGAACAACATCTGCTGATGTATTTGAAATTGATTACATCAGATATTATCCTATAAACATTATCAAACCTGTAGTTACTGTACCTTCAATTAATGTTGCTGGTATTTCCTATACTACTCTTCCTAACGAAACAGTAAACACTCAGATATTTACTGCTAATGGAACTTGGGTTAAACCTTCTTGGGCTAACACTGGCAATGAACTTGTTATTGTTCATATGTGGGGTGGTGGCGGTGGTGGATATGTCGACGCTGGTGCAGGTGGTGGTGGAGGCGCTTTTGTTTTTGGTTATTTCAAAGAATCTCAATGTAATTCTACATGTAACGTAGTTGTTGGGGGCGCAGGATTAAACCAACCCTTTAACGGATCAACTGCGGGCGGTAATTCTATTTTTTATGCAAATACTACAAATTCTCTAGTTGCTTATGGTGGTGGTCCAGGAAGATCAGATTTATCTGCTCAAGCTTGGGGTGGCGGAGGAGGAGGTTGGTTATCTGCTGGTTCAGGTAATACGTCAGGAACTTATCCTGGAGGTCCGTTGACCAGATCGGCTAACAGTACAGTAGATGCAATTGATTCTACATTTGGTGGCGGTGGTGGTGGTTGGGGCAACTCAGCTGGAAGCTCAAGATCTTCTACAGCTTCAGTATATGGTGGTGGTGGTGGAGCAGGATCTAATACATCTCTTGTTCTTGGTTATTCTTCTATATTTGGGGGTGCAGGTGGAAGAGGAACAGGACCAGTTTTACAATCAGTATATGGTGGTAACGGCGGAAATAATACTGTTGCACCCACAACTCCTGGTGGCGGGGGCGGAGTGCAAACTTCAGCAGTTCGCGGCGAAGTCAGAGTTTACACTTTAAGAATTACAGGCTAATAAAATGTCAATAGTAAACGCAGTAACAATATTCGCAGAAAATCTTCAAACAGCTAACATTGTAGCTGGTAACACATCATCAAACCTTACGATTACTGCAAACTCGGTTCGTATTGCTATAGGTAGCAACGTTGTTGTAAATTCTACTGCTATTAGTGTTGGAAACTCAACGATCAATACTGTTGTCAATAGCACATCTATTGCTGCTGCAAATATTACACTCAATGGCGTTACTTACTCTTCTATAGCTCCATCAACTCCAATGGTGGATTATCAGGTGTTTACTAATCCTGCTGCTGCTAACTTTTGGTATAAACCATCTTGGGCAACAGCTAATGATATCGTCACCATCATGATGTGGGGTGGAGGTGGAGGTGGAGTTGGAAATTCTACCTTTTTTGCTGGTGCAGGAGGTGGCGCTTGTGTTATTGTTAATAAACTTGCTGGTGAATGTAATTCAATTTGTAATGTCGTAGTAGCTGCGGGTGGAAATGGCGCTTCGTTTACTAATGCAGGAATAGCTGGTCAAACTAGTATTTTTTATGCTAATTCAACATTATCAATTTCAGCATATGGTGGAGGTGCTCCGTCTGGCACGTTAGCTTCTTATGGAGGAGGAGGTGGTGGTGGATGGTTTAGCGTTGGAACTAATAACCAAATTGGGGGTTCTCCGCTAGGCGGAAATAATAGCATATATGATAGTACTTTTGGTGGTGGTGGTGGTGGATTAAGCGGAGGATCTCTAACTGCTGGAATTTCTGTATATGGAGGTGGTGGTGGATCTGGCGGAGCTACAAATAAAGGCGGTAATTCAATATATGGCGGAGGTGGTGGCGCAGGAAATGTAGGAATATCAATTTTCGGAGGAAATGGTGGTCTTGTTAATGGTACCTCTACTGCTATAAATGGATTTGCTCCTGGTGGAGGCGCTGGTGCAAATAGTTCTGCTGGTGGCACTGGCGCTCGCGGCGAAGTTCGTATTTGGGTAACACCTTCAAGGATTTAATAAATGAAACTAACAACATCTAACGCAACAGTAACAAATACAGTCGTTTCATCAAAACTAACAATCGGCAACAATGCTGTTGTTGTTGAGAGCTTGTCTGTCGGTAACGTATCAATCAACTCCAGCGCTATTGCTGTTGGTAACGTATCAATCACACCTACCGCCGTTTCAACTCCATCATTGATTCTTGGTGGTACTGCTTTTGTTGGTGGTACGTTTGGTGGTATTGTTAACTATCAAGAATTTACTGCGAATAGTACATGGTATAATCCTTTGGCTAATGCTGCTGCTAATGCTTCGTTAACTGGCAACGAACAAGTGTTTGTTATGGCTTGGGGTGGAGGTGGAGGTGGTGTTTCCAACAATACGGTTTCTTATGGTGGTGGAGGCGGTGCATGTGTTCTAGGGTATTACTCTTTATCTAATTTAGCTAATACTATATCAGTAACTGTTGGTTCAGGTGGTGCGGCAACTCGTGCTACTACCACTGCAGTAACTGGCGGAACAACAGGAGGAAACACTTCTTTTGGTTCTCTAGTTGTTTATGGGGCTATAGCTGGTGCTTCTGACGTTGCTGGTGGCGGGGGAGGAATTTTATCAGGGGGAACTGCGTATTCTGGAGGTAGTCCTCTAGGGGGAGCAGTTTCCACATATGGCGGCGGGCAGGGATCTCAATCATTAGGTGGACAAGGCGGAAGTTCTATATTTGGTGGTGGCGGTGGAGCCAGAAATGCAAATGCCGGAGGAACTTCTGTGTATGGTGGCGGTGGTGGCGCAGCTGCAAACTCTAACCAAACAATGGTAGGTGGAACTTCGATATTAGGTGGTTCTGGTGGAGCAGCAAACACTTCAGGAGCATTTGCAGGTTCTGTTCCTGCTGGTGGTGGTGGAGCAACAAATGCTGCTGCAAACACAGGTGCTCGCGGCGAAGTTCGTGTGTGGGTTATCGGTCCAGGTTCAACAACTGCTGGCGCTCCAACATACACACTAACAGCAAACACAACTACGCTTAATGAAGGCTCTTCTGTTCTTTACACAGTTTCAACTACTAATGTTGCTAACAACACAACTCTTTACTATACGCTAAACAACTCATCAACTGCAGTTGCTACTGACTTTACAACAGCGGTTAATGGATCTATCATTATTAATAGTGGTACTGGTACGTTTACTTTGTCCGCCGTTGACGATTCTGATGCTGTAAATGAATCTTTCCAAATGGATATTAGAACAAGTAGTTCTACTGGTAGTATTGTAGCAAGTAATGGAAGCGTGAGTATAATTCCTCTTCCACCAGTCACAGTTATCAACAGAAGCACAGTGTCAACAAACAATAATGATGAAAACTCATACACTTTCACAAATATGGCAATTGGCACGGCTTCTACAACTAGAAGAGTAATAGCAGTTATATTTGCTGACAGTGGTTCTACTGGAAATATTATACTTTCTACTGCGACAATAGGTGGTATTTCTGCAACTATTGACAGACAAGTAACACACACAAGTGGCGGCTCTAACATTGTAGCAATAGTTTCCGCAACTGTTCCAACTGGCACAACAGCCACCGTTGTCGCATCATTTAGCGGAAGCGTTGCTAGAGGAGCATGTTGGGTTGTTTCTGTTGATGGGTTACTTAGCGTAACCCCTCATGATACTCTCGCAGCAACAACTACTTTGTCTGGTTCAATTGATTGGATAAATGGTGGATTTGTTGTTGGTGGTTCGGGCACAAACGATGACACACAAAATTTCACATGGGTTGGTTTAACCGAAAGAGCAGAACAAGCCGTTGGAACAGCAGATACTGGTGCAGCCGATTTGTTGCCAACATCTACAGAAACAAATCAAACCGTTAGCTCTACGTCAGATGGTTCTGGAACCAGAAAAGCAATGGTAGTAGTTTCATATAGGTAAAAAAATGTTAACAAGACAACAAATTAAACAAATAGCCCCTAATTCGAAGGAAGAAATTATCGGACCTTTGGTTGGGTATCTCAACCTTCATATGCCAAATTATGAGGTAAACACATACCTTAGAGTTTGTCATTTTCTAGCTCAAGCAGCTCATGAGGCTGCTTCTTTCCGTACATTGGAAGAATATGCTTCCGGTGCTGCCTATGAAGGGCGTAAGGATTTAGGTAACGTAAAGAAAGGCGACGGAGTCCGTTATAAAGGTCGTGGTATTTTTCAGCTGACTGGTCGTTCTAACTATCGCACTATCGGCGCTAAAATTGGGATGGATCTAGAAAACAACCCAGAGCTTGCCGAATCTCCGGAGGTTTCAGTGCTTACTGCATTGGAATATTGGAAATCTCGCGATCTAAACAAGTTCGCCGATGCTGATAACGTTTCTATTATCACCAAACGTATCAACGGCGGCTTCAACGGATTTGAGGACAGAAAAAAATATCTGGCCAGAGCAAAGTCTGTTATTCCAAAAGATTTTAAGTTCGCTGCTCCTCCAGCGCCTGAACTAAAACCAGCCGACCCTATTAATCCGATTATTCCTCCGATCGTTGTAGCAAAAAGAGGAGATATTTCTCCTTATGTGGCAGATTTACAGAATATGTTGATCAAGAAAGGTGCAACAATTACAGCCGATGGAAACTTTGGTCCTAGAACAGAACAAGCGGTTAAAGACTTCCAGAAGGTAAATAGTCTTAGAGTAACTGGTCAAATCGACACAGACACATTAAATAGATTGATGGTATAATGGAAGATAGCTGGATTAAACAATATTGGAGACCTGCAATCGCATGGCAATATTTTGCCGTGTGTTTGTTCGACTTCATAATTTTTCCAGCTGCCTCTATGCATTTCCTTAATCAACCTTGGGATCCTCTTACTTTAAAGGAATCAGGATTTTATCACCTTGCAATGGCTGCAATTATTGGTGTGGCGGCTTGGACAAGAGGTAAAGAAAAAATTGAACGTATCGCTGCAGGTGTAGAATTTGTAGAACGTACAGAAACAACACAAACACCAACGAAATGAGGTAAAATATGTTAGCATTGCTATCACCCCTCTTCGGTATTTTAGGAAGCCTTCTTCCTTCCATTGTGAGAATATTTGAGCGAAAGCAGGAGATAAAGTATGAAATCGAACTCACCAAAATTAAGATTGACGCCGCAGAACGTCAAGCCGACCTCACTTTACATGTTGAGGAGATTAAGGCTGATAGTCAGTCACGACAATCTGCTCTTGATCATGATAAGTCTCTTGATGGTGGAAAGTTTATTAACGCACTACGCGCTTCTATTCGCCCAGTAGTAACATACACATTTTTCTTTCTATTCTGCGCCGTAAAAGTTGCTGCTGCTAGTGTAATGATACAGCAGGGTGCTTCTATGCCAGAAATGCTCAATGCTGTTTGGGATGTAGAGACGATGTCTCTATTTTCAACGATTATCGCATTTTGGTTTGGTAGCCGTGTTATAGAAAAACAAGAACGTATTTTACAGCCTAAGTTGAACGTAACTGTTACGAACAACAAAATTAAAAAGTAAAACTCCAAGAATAAATAGATCAAAGGAGTTTTTATATGGCATTACCAGCAACTAGAGCACAGTTTAAAGAATACTGTTTGAGACAACTTGGCAAGCCCGTTATTGAAATTAACGTGGACGATGATCAGGTGGAGGATAGGATCGATGAAGCTTTACGCTATTATTGGGACTATCACTTCGATGGTTCGTCAAAGGTTTACTACAAGTACCAAATCACACAGCAAGACAAAGATAACCAATACGTTACCATGCCAGAAAACATCATTGGGGTTATTAATATCTTTGATCTCGGCTCAGCTCTTGGTACTAACAACCTATTTAATATTCGTTATCAAATCGCTCTTAACGACTTGTACACCCTTACCTCTGTTTCAATGGTTCCATATTACATGGCTATGCAGCATATTCAGTTCTTAGAATATTTGCTAGTCGGTAAACAGCCTTTGAGATATAACAGACACACGAATAGATTAAACCTTGACATGGATTGGGATAGAATCAATGTCGGAGAATATCTGGTTGTAGAAGCTTATCAAGTCGTCGATCCAGACATTTATACAGATGCTTGGGCAGATCGTTGGCTATTAAGATATACGTCAGCTTTGATAAAGCAGCAATGGGGCACAAACTTGAAGAAGTTTGATGGTATGAAAATGCCAGGCGGTTTGACATTTAATGGTCAAAAGATATATGATGAAGCTACGACTGAAAGAGACATGTTAGAAAAAGAAATGATTTACACATACAGCTTGCCTGTTTCAGATATGATTGGATAAAAGATGCTGTCATTTTTGTCCTTTTTAACTGAAGAAACAAATCCTATAAGCGTAAATGTTTATCATGGTTCTGGTCGTTCTTTTAATAAGTTCGAGCAGAAACATGCTCGTATAGCCAATGATCATTTTGGTGGTGGAATCGGTTACTTTACGGACAACCATGATGTTGCTAAAACATATGCAAGAAGCATGGCTAGAAGACCAGATGCAACTGGTCCTCATGTATATCACACTACTTTACAGATGAATAACGTTTTCGATGTAGATCACGAATATTCTGGTGATAGATTAAAAAACTTGCTTCCAGATAATCCAGACGACCATGAAAATTTTGCTAGAGGCGCTGGGCTTCTTGCTCTTGGCGGCGAAGACAAATACACAGTTCTTAACAAATTAAGAAGCGGTAAATTAAGTTTATCTGGCGCTCAGGTTTTCAAAGGTCTTTCTAGAGGTAATGTAGATACAGCAAAAACCCGCCAGCATTTAATTTCAAAAGGTTACGACGGTATACGTTATAATGGTGGTGAAAATATGAACATGGAAACTCGTCATAATGTTTACATGCCGTATAATGCCAGTGCTGTTACTATTAACAAAGTAACGAAGTTTTAAGAGGCTCTGATGGCCACGAATTTTTTCTTCAACAACTATCAATCGTCTCAAGAACAGTCGTTACTTGAAAACCTTATCATAGAATCTATCAAGATCTATGGTGAGGACATGTACTACATTCCTCGTAAATTGAACAATTACAACGAGATTTTAGGCGCAGACGATCAGTCCAGTTACGAAAATGCATACATGATCGAAATGTACATCAAGTCTATCGACGGATTTACGGGCGATGGTGCATTCATGTCTAAGTTTGGTTTAGAAATTCGTGACCGAGTTATATTTTCTATGGCTCAAAGAATTTTTAATGAAGAAGTTGCGATGTACACGAATCAGCTTAGACCAAACGAAGGCGATTTGATTTTCTTCCCTTTGAATAAGAAATGTTTTCAAATCAAATATGTCAACAAATACGAAATGTTTTATCCACTTGGTGCTTTACAGACTTGGGAATTGACATGTGAATTGTTTGAGTATTCTGGTGAAACGATGAATACTGGAATACCAGAAATTGATGCTCTACAAAAGAAGTTTGACACGAACGCATACAATTGGTCAATCAAAGATGAAGATGGAAACATGTTGCTTGATGAAGAGGGCAACATACTTATTTTAGAAGGAGCAAGCATCGACGATCTTATTCCGGCAGCTCAAAACGATGAAATTCAAGCAGAGTCTGATCTATTTGTCGATTTCTCATCTCAAGATCCATTTAGTGAAGGAACCATATAATGTTTTCGACGCCATTTTATTTCAGTCTTATCCGCAAATATGTTATTCTTGTAGGAACACTGTTTAATAACGTTTACATCACAAGAACAGATGCGAATGGTAATCAAACTGCATTGATGAGAATTCCTATAACATATGCTCCAAAAGATAAAATGTTAGTTAGAGTTATACAAGATCCTAATATCGACAGACCAAGCGCGACTTTGCCTCTACCCGCTATTTCGTTTGAAATGGGAAAAATGGTTTATGATGGAAATAGAAAGCTTAATACTATTACAAGATCTTCTGTAAAAGATTCTACCAATCCATCAAAGCTAAAATATCAGTACAATCCTGTTCCGTATAATATAGAATTTAAGGTTTACATTTACGCTAAAAATGCTGAAGATGGTACGAAAATAATAGAACAAATACTTCCGTATTTTACTCCAGATTGGACAACGACCGTAAATTTGATTCCTGAAATGGAAGTTACTATGGACATTCCGGTAACATTAAATAACATTGAATATAGCGATACATATGATGGTAGCTTTAAAGAAAGAAGAGCCATAATTTGGACTTTGGATTTGGTGTTGAAAGGTTATCTATACGGTCCAGTAAAAAAGTCTGGAATTATCAAGTTCGTCAATACTAATTTTTACATTCCGTCGGTTCCTGATGGTAAACTTTCTACAGCAGTTGGCGAAACTGATATCGCAGAAAAAATGACAATTCAACCTGGTTTGGATGCAAATGCAAATCCAATAAATTACTTTGGTGGTCCTAATAATAGTCTTGGAACAATCGCATATAGCTTGATTGAGCCGGACGATAACTACGGATATATAACGATGATTTATAACACAGATGAGATAGAATGATAGAAGAAGAAAAAGATGATGATCCAATCGGTAAAGCTTTAGGTTTAGAACCGATTGAAAATAATGTTAATAATATAGTTTCTAATCTTATCGCCGACGCACACAACGATAGTGCTAAAACAGATTTTGAAGCGGCGAGAGCAAACATACACAATATGATAGAAAACGGTAATGATGCTATGCATAAATTAGCATTGATTGCCGAAAGCTCGCAACACCCAAGAGCTTTTGAAGTATTAGCTAAACTTATGGACACTATGTTAAACGCTAATGAAAAGCTTTTGGATCTACAAACTAAAATAAGAGAAATCAGCGCGGCTGATGCTCCGATTAGCGAAAAAGCCAAAACAATTAATAACAACTTGTTTGTAGGTTCTACTGCAGAACTACAAAAGGTTTTGAAGGATATGAAGAATAATGGCGACGCTTGATAATATCAAGGGTTATAATGGTAATGTACTTCTAAAAAGAGCCAATCAAGATATTGAATGGACTCCTGAACTTATTAAAGAATATGTAAAGTGTTCTCAGGATCCGATCTATTTCGTATCGAACTACATGCAAATCATCACACTGAACGAAGGTTTGAAGCTTTTCAGCCCATACCCTTATCAGAAAAAGATGATTACTTCTTTTAAAGATAGTCGTTATAACATTGTTACGACAGCTCGTCAGGCGGGTAAGTCTACAACTACCTGCGGTTTTATTTTATGGTATATTATATTCCACCCAGATAAGACTGTTGCTCTTTTAGCCAACAAAGGCGAAACGGCCAGAGAAATTCTTGGTCGTGTTCAGCTCGCTTACCAGCATCTTCCTAAGTGGTTACAGCAGGGCGTTAAAGAATGGAACAAGGGTTCTTTTGAACTTGAAAACAACAGCCGTGTTATCGCTGCCGCTACTTCTGCTTCAGCTATCCGTGGTTATACCATCAACCTTCTATTTATCGACGAGGCGGCGCACATTGATAACTGGGATGAATTTTTCACCTCGGTTTATCCTACGATTTCTTCTGGTACAGATTCTAAGATTATCCTCGTTTCTACGCCAAACGGATTAAACCACTTCTACAGCACTTGGGTAAACGCCAAGGAAGGTAGAAACGGTTATCAACCTCTTCTTGTAAATTGGAGAGACGTTCCTGGAAGAGACGAAAAGTGGAAAGAAGACACCCTTGCAGGTATGAACTTCGACATTGAAAAGTTCAACCAGGAAATGGAATGCGAATTCCTTGGTTCTTCTGGAACGCTTATCGCAGGTTGGAAACTTAAAGAACTTGTACATCAGGCTCCTATGGTCCAAAAGGAAGGTATGATACAATACCAGCAGCCTCAAAAGGATCATGTTTATATCATGGTGTGTGACGTTTCTCGAGGCAAAGGATTGGACTATTCGGCATTTCAGTTGATAGATGTAACTAAAATGCCATATAATCAAGTTTGCGTTTATAGAAACAATTCAGTTACCCCGATAGACTATGCGGATGTTATCCATCGAACAGCGCGATCTTATAATAATGCATCTGTTCTGGTAGAAATAAATGACATCGGTGAACAAGTTTCACATTCATTACACTATGACTTTGGTTATGAACATATATTATTTACAGAAAACGCTGGAAGAAGTGGTAAACAAGTAACGGCGGGTTTCAGCGGAAGAACAGCTGACAAGGGCATCAGAACTACAAAGATTGTTAAATCTGTCGGTTGTTCAATATTAAAACTGCTTATAGAGCAAAACCAATTTGTCGTAAATGATTTCCACACAATAAATGAGCTTTCGACCTTTTCAAAGAAAGGCAACTCATATGAAGCTGAATCTGGAAAACATGACGATTTAGTAATGAGTTTGGTTTTGTTTGCTTGGTTGTCTGAACAGCAGTATTTTAAAGACTACACTAATATCAATACTCTAATGTCTTTAAGAGACAAGTCAGAAGAAGATATGGATGCAGATTTAGCTCCATTTGGGTTCGTTTTTGATGGAAGAGAAAGTTTTGTAGACGAAGAATTTGAGAGGATAGTGCCTGAGAGTTGGATGTGGAACGTCGAAAGAGACTTCTAAAAACTATTATTTAATAAATAATTTGTAAAACGAATCATATATTCTCATCAAAGGAGAGATAAAAAATGGCATTTCAACTAAGTCCAGGCGTTAATTTCAGCGAAATTGATCTAACAACGGTTGTGCCAGCAGTTGCGACTACAGATGGCGCAATTGGTGGTGTTTTCCGTTGGGGACCAATCGGAGAAAGAACACTGGTAGATTCCGAAAACATATTGGTTCAAAGATTCGGTAAACCTACGAATCACAACGCAGAAACATTTTTCACTGCAGCCAATTTCCTAGCATACGGCAATCGTCTTTACGTTTCTCGTGCAGCTAAGACTTCAGGCTCAACACCAGCAAACGTAAATTTCGTAGTTACAGGTAACAGCACGGTCGGTAACACAGTTCTAGTCGGTAACACTACTGGTCTTGAATCTGGTATGTACATCACACAAACTACTAACACTACGGCTATCCCTTCAACGGGCACTGCTTATGCTATCAACAGCGTAAACTCTACAGCCGTTGTTCTTGCAAAAGCTATTTTCCCAGCTACAGTTGGTGCAGCGGGTGCTGCTAACTCAAATCTAAACTTTGCTCGTTTGGACACAACTTACACTGCTGTCGCAGCTGATGCATCAGAAACTGCAGTTATTACTGCAAATCTTGTTCACCAGATCGTTAAGAATGAAAACGAATATAATAACAAAGACGGTTCTTTCGATCCGGACCTAACATACGTTGCTAGATATCCAGGCGAAATGGGCAATTCTCTAAGAATTTCTGTTTGTGATACTTCAGCAGGATTTAACTCAAATATTGGTCTGACTGCCGGTAATTTCGAAGTAACTGTCGGATCACCATACGGTTATATTGTTTCTAACAGTGCTACTAACACGGCGGTAAATACTGCATTTGAAAGCATCGCAGTTGGAGATTATATCCTAACAGGTAACTCTTCTACTGGTCAACAGTATTTGCTAGTTACTGGTAAGTCTTATTCTCAAGATACGACTTCTAACGTAGCATTCGGTATATCTGGTTCAAACGGTGGTATTAATCAAACAACTGGATTTATTTCTATCAATAACTTGAGCGGTTCTAACCTTGTATTCAATGTTGGTGATATCGTAGTTTACTCTAATACTACGGGTGCTGCAACAGGCGGTCTTTCTTCAGGTTCTTCATACTATATAACTGAAGCAAATACCACAGCTATTAAAATTTCTGCAACTAGAGACGGTTCAGCGGCAATTTCAGGCGCTGCAGCTGGTACAGCTCACAAGTTCTTGCTTGATGTAAACAAGCTTACTTTGAGTTTCCAGGATCCTTATCGTCTACGTCAGAATTTCTACTCTAATACAGTTCAGCGTTATTGGGAATTCTTCAATGCAGTTGAAACTCCTCCAGGTCAATCTGATTATGTTCGTTTGAACGGTAACACTTCAGCAAACGATGAACTTCACGTTGTTGTAGTTGACGATGGCGGCGCTTTCACTGGTACTCCAGGAACTATTCTTGAAGTTTACAAGGGCGTTTCTCGTGCTACTGACTCAAAGAATAACGACGGCTCAACTAATTACTACAAAGATGTTATTAACGACGCTTCTCTGTATATTTGGTGGGCAAACGATAGATCAAACGCTTACTCAAACAATGCATTAAATGTTGCTTCTGCTACAACTACAGCACCAGCAAACATGAAGATGAGATTTGGTGCTGATGGTCTTTCAGAAGAAACGGCAACTCTAAGCGTCCTTGGTGCTGCTTATGATCTGTTCGTTTCACCAGAAGATATCGACATTTCTCTAGTTATGCAGGGTAAGCCAATCGGCGGTACTACTGTTGTTGGTGGTGAAACAATTTCTAACTTCCAGTTAGCAAACTATATCATCGACAATATTTGCGAAGTTCGTAAAGATTGTGTCGCTCTTGTTTCTCCAGATAAGTCAAAAGTATTAAACAACATTGGTGCTGAGGCTCTAAGCTTGAAAAACTGGCGTGGTGCTATTCGTAACACTTCTTACGCTGTGCTTGATTCAGGTTATAAGTATCAGTATGATCGCTACAACGATATCTACCGTTGGGTTCCTCTAAACGGTGACATTGCTGGTCTATGTGTACGTACAGATAACACAAATGACGCTTGGTGGTCTCCAGCTGGTTTCAACCGTGGTAATGTTAAGAATGTTGTAAAGCTTGCTTGGAATCCTCGTAAGGCTGAACGTGATATTCTTTACAGCAACGGCGTAAACCCAGTTGTAACGTTCCCAGGACAAGGTACTGTCCTCTTCGGTGATAAAACTCTACAGGCAAAGCCTTCTGCATTCGATAGAATTAACGTTCGTAGATTGTTCATTGTTCTTGAAAAGGCTATCTCTACTGCTGCTAAGTTCTCTCTATTCGAGTTTAACGATGCGTTCACTAGAGCACAGTTTAAGAACCTAGTAACTCCTTACCTACGTAATATTCAGGGTCGTCGTGGTATTACTGACTTCTTGGTCATCTGTGACGAAACAAACAATACTGCGCAGGTTATTGACTCTAACCAGTTTGTGGGAGATATCTATATTAAGCCAGCAAGAAGCATCAACTTTATTCAGTTGAACTTTGTGGCTGTTGGAACTGGCGTTCAATTCTCCGAAGTTGTCGGCAAGTTCTAATAAATAGATAAAAGCTCAAAGGAGTAAAAATAAATGCCATTTAATATTAGCGCATTCAAGTCAAACGGTCTGGTGTACGGTGGCGCCAGACCATCTCTATTCAACGTTTTCATGTCTGTGCCTCCAGGTATTGGTATTGATAACGTTTCCGTCGATAAGTTCCGTTTCGTTTGTAGAACAGCTGAACTTCCAGAATCAAGAGTCGGTGCTATCGAAGTTCCTTACTTCGGTCGTAAGATCAAGGTTGCAGGCGAAAGAACTTTTGCCGATTGGGCAGTTACAGTTCTAAACGATGAAGACTTCTCGGTTCGTTCTATGTTTGAAACATGGTCTAACGCTCTTAACCGTATGGTTTCTAACGTTCGTGATCCTGCTATTTCTACAGAAGATTATAAGGTAGATCTTGACATTTATCAGTATGCTAAAGACGGTTCTACAATTCGTGCTTATCAGTTGATCGGTGCATTCCCAACTACTGTTGGTCCAATTGCTCTAAACTGGGAAGCAGCAAATGCTATTGAAGAATTTTCTGTCGGATTTTCTTATGATTACTGGATTCCGTTGGTTGAAACTTCAGATAAGAAGGCTGGCGGTATCAACACCTACGGCGAAAGAGCAAACGTTGACGGTGTAAATGGTCCTAACTAATTTACCGTTTTGATATTATTGTAGGGGGAGCAAAAGTCTCCCCCTAATTTGGAGAAATAAATGGCACAAATTTTCGGTTTTGAATTTAAAAGAAAAACTAAAGAACCAGAACTTCCTTCGTTTTCACCTACAAAGGAAAGTGATGACGGCGCATTAGTAATTTCTGCTGGTGGTGCTTATGGTACATATGTTGACTTAGACGGTACAGTAAGATCAGAAGCAGAATTAGTTACCAAATATCGTGAAATGGCATTACAGCCAGAATGCGATTCGGCTATTGATGAAATTGTTAATGAATCCATAGCAATAGACGATAAAAATCTCGTCAAGATTATATTAGATGATCTACAAGTTTCCCCACAATTGAAGTCCGTAATAAGTGCAGAATTTGAAAATTGTTTAAAAACAGTAGACTTCAACAAATATGCCTATGAAATTTATCGCCGTTGGTATATCGACGGCAGACTTTATTATCATGTTGTAATTGATGATAAAAATCCAAGAGAAGGCATCAAAGAATTAAGATACATTGATCCTCGTAAAATACGTAAGGTTCGAGAAGTACAAAAGAAAAGAGCCGGAACAGACGTTTCAGAGCCAGTTCTTACAAAAGTCGTTAACGAATATTATATCTTCAACGACAAAGGATTCAACTACGGAAATAAAGCAGTTGGTCCTAATACCACAGGTTTAAAGATTTCTAAAGATTCTATTATTCACGTTGTTTCCGGATTAACTGATAACCAGGGAACAATGGTGCTTTCATACCTTCATAAGTCTATTAAAGCTTTAAATCAGCTAAGCACTCTTGAAGACGCTCTAGTTATTTACCGTCTCGCGCGTGCGCCCGAGCGCCGTATTTGGTACATCGACGTTGGCAACTTACCAAAAATGAAGGCTGAACAATATGTTCGCGATATCATGGTCAAGCACAAGAACCGTTTAATCTACGATGCTGCTACTGGTCAGATTCGCGACGATCGTAAGTTTATGACAATGTTGGAAGATTATTGGCTTCCTCGTCGTGAAGGTGGTCGTGGTACAGAAGTTACAACTCTTCCAGGTGGTCAAAACCTTGGACAGATGGATGACGTTCTGTATTTCCAGAAAAAGTTTCTTCAAACGCTTAACGTTCCAGTTAGTCGTCTAAATTCAGACGCTCTATTTTCGATTGGTCGTGCAACTGAAATCACTCGTGACGAGTTGAAGTTTAGCAGATTTATCGTAAGACTAAGATCAAGATTTTCGCACCTTTTCACCAAGATGCTAGAAAAGCAATTGATTTTAAAAGGTATCACAACTGTAGAAGACTGGCAGCAAATTCAAGGCCAAATTCGCTACGAGTTCGCCAAGGATAACTATTTCGCAGAACTTAAAGAAGCTGAAATTCGTCAAGGCAGACTTGTACAAGCTCGCGACCTTCAGGATATGGCGGGCAAATACATTTCACATCAATGGATTCGTAAGAACGTATTCCAGCAAACTGATGATGATATTCAAACTCAAGATCAGTTAATCGCTGCAGAAATGCAGTCTGGAGATCCTCGTTGGGTCAATCCTATGATTATGCAAAACGAACAGTTTCAACAGCAAGCTGCAGCTACACAGCAGCAACAGCAAGCTCCTGCTGCTGATGAAGAAGAGTCACAAGATAATAAACTAGAAGAAGTTAGACGCGCCATGATACTCGTCAAACAGATGAAAGAAAAAGGCCCAGATAATAGATCTTCTAGAGAACAGTCTGCTTATAAGGCAGCTATTCAAGTTATTGCTAAAAACCCAGAAGAAGCTCAGCAATTGGGCGGTGGATATAAATAAGAGGCGAATATGGATAATAATAACGTGTCAGATTTAGTGTTTTCTGCTTTAGAACAAAAACCGTCAGATTTTGAAGCAGTATTTAACGATTTAGTTGTTGATAGAATCCGTGATGCTGTCGAACAAAAGAAAATAGATATAGCTCAACAAATGTACGGTTATCAACCAGAAGTTGAAGCGGATCAAGAAGAAACAGAAGAATTAGATACAGAGGAACAACAAGATGCCGAAGAGCTTGAATGACGTCTTAAAGGGCGTAAAAAAATCTACGACTAAGGCGTTAACTACAGGTGAAAATCCTGGAGTTGATTACGCAGATAAGATGAAAGACTCAAGAGACTTTGTCGCACAGCACTCTGTCGAAAAGCATGACGATCGCGTCGGCAACGGCGATGACGTTTATCAGGCTACCAACGTTAAGAAAGCTGAGATGAAAAATCACGGCCATGAACCAAAGCCAAAAGATATTAAGATTTATAATAAGAATCAGCAGGTTGGTCAATCAGAAAATGTAAAAGAAGAAGCTGTTGTTGAAGCCAAGTGCAACATGAGTGAAGCAGGAACTAAGTGTGAAGTTCATGGGAACAAAGCATGCCCAAAAGATGAATCCGCTGAAAACGATGAGCCTAGATTCAGCGGTAAAAAAGACAAGGCTGGTAAACCAATTTTGATTACTGATAAAAAGAATATTCAAGAAAAGTTGACTAAGAAAACTCCTGTTGGAAAAATTATCAAAGATTTTCAGCAGTCTGATGATCCTAGATTTAAGGGAGATAGTCCAGAAAAGCGCAAAGAAAGAGCTTTGGCTACATGGTATAAGCTACACCCAGAAAAATCAAAGTATGTAGATGAAGGGTTTTTAGACCAGCGTTCTAAGAAAACTACGACTTCTGAAGAAGCTAGAAAAAAGATAGCTTCTGAAATGACCAAGAAGAAAGAAAAAGAAGAAGATTTCGAGCTTAAAAAGAAAGAAAAGCTTTTTGATTCAGATCTAAGAAAGCAAGAAATTGTGTTCAACCATAAACTAAGAAACGGCAAGGGTAAAAGTAACGTTAAGGAACAGTCGGCTCCTGCTGAAACTCCTATCACTTTTCCTGCCACAAATTCTCGTGAAGGATTAAAGGTCTAATGATCTACAGATTTTCAAATAACGAAATTTCGATCGCAACAGCTAATACTGTTTACGATAATCCATTAATTAGATTGGTTAATACTACAACTGGTATTGCTAACGTAACTATTTCTGTTAACAGTTCTGTTAACGTATGTTCTTTCACTATTCTTGCAAATAGTGATATGGTGGTCGAAAAATCTCCAACACATAGAGTTCAGGGAACTGGTATAGTTGCATCGCCAGTTGCATATAGGTACTAAAATGAAATTATTTACAGAGCTTGTAGAAGATGTTC